ATTTATTTATTACAGAATATCAAACACAATATACTGTAACAATACCAGCTCCACCACCAGCACAATCAGCTTATACTGAAACTGTTAATTTAACTTTTTCGGGATCTGTTTTATCTAGTTATTGGGGATCATATACTACAGGATTTATTCAATCATTAGGATTTGCACCTGAAGATATTGTATACGCTGAAGGAATTTGTTCTGATGATGTTGATGCTCCAATAGTTCAAGGAGTTAATAACATCGGTCAATTTCCAACATCTGCAAACTCTCTTCTTGGACCATTTATGTCAGGCGGTTTAGCGGGTTATCCATTTGTTGGTCAAGTTGGTTTAGGGGCATGGGCAAGTCATATTACAACAGGTTCAACAATATCAGGAGGAACATTATTTATATCAAGTATGCCACATATTGGAATTACACTTGATGGTGATGTTGGTTATATCTATCGTAAAGGGAATGTTAGTGGTACTACTTTGTCATCAACTTGCGGAGCGGTTGCAGGTGCAATTGCCCAAGTTATTCCAACAGGAGCAACACAACCAAACTTTTCATCTTGGTCAGGATCTGGAGATTATGAATTTTATTATCTTCAAGATATTTTATGGCCTGAAAGAGCAACTTTATCAGGAATGACATTCGGTAATGCAATGGCACATGCCACAAGAGTTATTAGAGACAAATCTAACGAATTTTTATTTGATTATTTACCAGCAGCGGTTACAGGAGGAACATTAGGTGCTTTAGGGCATGTTAGTACAAATCCAATGTATTTGTGTAATGGAATTTTTATAAATACTGATTATGGTTATGAATCTTATGTTCAGGTTGATGGATTTTCTGCTTGGACATGGAATAGCTTAACATCTGCAGGTACTTGGAGTGATTTAACTTCTGATTATCTTTCAGGTCTTTTAACTTAAAAAAGATTTTTTTTAAATAATTTTTAATTTGAAATATTATAAAAAATAAAATTAATGATGATTTTTTCTTTTAATGCATATTTATAATATAAATAAAATAAAATGGCATGTAGTAAATATACCTTAACGAACACTGGTTCATCAATTGTAAATTTTAGTTACCAAAGATGTGACGACGCAATGTGGGAATATCAAGTGGAATTAAATCCAAATCAAAATAAAAATATTTGGTTATTAAACACAACTTATTCAAGTGCTTTTCCAAATAGTATTGTTTTGGTTAATTTGGGAGCATTTCCTCCAGTAGGACCAACTCCAACTCCAACGGCTACTGCAACTAATACTCCAACCCCAACGGCTACTGTAACAAATACTGCAACCCCAACGGCTACTGCAACTAATACTCCAACTCCAACGGCTACTGCGACTAATACTCCAACTAATACTGCGACTAATACTCCAACACCAACTAATACTCCAACTAATACTCAAACTGGTACTCCGACTAATACTCCGACTAAAACTCCGGCTGAGACACCAACTAACACTCCAACTAATACTTCAAGTGAAACTCCAACAAATACTCCGACAAATACTCCGACAAATACTGCAACTAATACTTCAACACCTACACCAACACCGACACCATTTAATTATAGTTTTCAATTAGGATCTGGTGATACACAAAATGCTGCTTGTTTAGCAACGGAAACATCTCTTTACATATCAAGAGCTCAAGGACCAACTCTTAGCGTAGGTGATTACTTATATACTAACGCAGCATTAAGTTTGGTTGCTAGCAATGGATATTATTCTGATGGAAATGCTTGGTATTTAGTATCAGGTGGATTAGGACAAATTATTCAAAAAGTTGACGCTGGTTGTTCACTTTTAGTGACTCCAACACCAACAATCACAAGCACACCAACTAATACTGCAACACCAACTAATACTGCAACTCAAACTCCAACACATACTCCAACACCATCACCAACTGACCCTCAACCAACAAGATATACCTTTACTCCAAACCATGATGAGACTTCATCAATAAGTGCTTGTAGTACTTCAAACACCGCAACTATATTTGGTGAAAGCCCAGTGTTTGAGGATAACACATTCTTCTATGGTTGTAGTTCAGGATTCTGTCCTGGTGTGAATTTAGCTGGTTGGTATGTTTATAATGGTATTGTTTATGAATTAAATTCTGCTGGTATTGTATTAAACTCTTCAATATGTGGACCAACTCCAACACCAACTTCAACACAAGTATTAACTCCAACTCCAACAATTACATCAACAAGTACTCCAATATTATCTCCAACACCAACTAATACTCCAACTACAACGAATACTCCAACACATACCCAAACTCCAACTACAACGAATACTCCAACACATACCCAAACTCCAACTCCAACTGTAACACCAACTAATACTCCAACTACAACGAATACTCCAACACATACCCAAACTCCAACTACAACGAATACTCCAACACATACTCAAACTCCAACTCCAACTGTAACACCAACACCATCAAGTTTTGGTACTAATACTTTTAAAGTTCATTTTGATACAACCAATGCTCAAGTTATTAATAATAATTACATATTAACACAGATTCCGTATGTTGCAAATCCTGGATTAGGATTTACAGGAACAACAGGTTCATACCCATTATCTTGGTCAGGAGGTACTAATTATGGTACACATGATGCAATAGTTTCAGGTGTTACTACGGTAACATTTACGGTATCAGGTACGGGTGGTGGAGCTTCAGATATTTATATTGAGTTATATAAAAATGGTTCATATCAAGGAGCATTTGTTGGAAGTACTTCCATAGGTCTTAACTACCTTAATTATCTTATACCAATTAACGCATCACCAAGTGATACAATTGAATTTTACATAAATTAAAAAGAATAAAAATAATATAATTAAAACCCTATCCTTTTTGATAGGGTTTTTTATTTTTAATACAAAATATAACTTAATGAAGATTTTTATTCAATGCGCGTCCTACAGAGACCCACAATTAGTTCCAACAATAAAAGACATGATTACCAACGCAAAGAGACCAAAAAATCTGGTATTTGCAATCGCAAGACAATTCAACGAAACAGATGGTTTTGATAATTTAGATGAATATAGAAAAGACAAAAGATTTAAAATCTTGGATATTCCTTATCAAGACGCCAAAGGTGTTTGTTGGGCAAGAAATTTAACTCAACAACTTTATGATGGTGAAACATACACATTACAAATAGATTCTCACATGAGATTTGTTAAAGATTGGGATGATATCTTAATCAAGATGATAAAGGGGCTACAAAAGGATGGGTACAACAAACCTTTACTTACGGGTTATGTTCCATCTTTTGACCCCGAAAATGACCCTGCAGGAAGATCACAAGAAGCTTGGAGAATGGTATTTGATAGATTCATTCCTGAAGGAGCTGTATTCTTCTTACCTGAAACAATTCCTGGTTGGAGAGAAATGAAAAAACCTGTTACTGCAAGATTCTATTCTGCTCACTTCTGTTTTACATTAGGTGAGTTCTCAAAAGAAGTTCAACATAACCCTGAATACTATTTTCACGGGGAAGAAATTTCAATTGCCGCAAGAGCTTACACATGGGGGTATGATTTATTTCACCCACACATCCCTGTTGTATACCATGAGTATACTCGTAAAGGTAGAACAAAACAATGGGATGATGACAAGACTTGGGGAGATAAGAACAAACATTCTCATCATACAAATAGAAAATTATTTGGAATGGATGGTGAAAAACAAGAAGGTCATGATGGCCCTTATGGATTTGGTACTGTTAGAACATTAACTGATTATGAAAAATATTCAGGTCTTTTATTTGAAAAAAGAGCAATTGACAAATACACATTAGATAAAAATTATCCTCCAAATCCCTATAATTTTGAAACAGAACAAGAATGGAAAGATAGTTTCTGTATGATGTTTAAGCATTGTATTGATATTGGATATTCTCAAGTTACTGAAACTGATTATGATTTTTGGGTAGTTGCCTTTCACGGTAAAGAAGATAAAACTTTATTTAGAAAAGACGCCGATAAAAATGAAATTGCAGGATTTATGAGAGACCCTGATAAGTATTGTAAAGTTTGGAGAGAATTTCAAACTGATGAATTACCTCAATATTGGGTAGTTTGGCCTCACTCAGAATCAAAAGGATGGTGTGATAGAATTACAGGTCAATTAAATCATAATATAGTTAGTTAATGAAATTTAGTGAAATACCAAAGTTTGTTGTAAATTTAGAAACCAGACCAGATAATCTTGAACTTATAAAAAAAGAGATGGATTATATTGGATGGGAATTTGAAAAATTCAATGCTGTTAACAGAAACAGTTATATGGGTTGTACCCTATCTCATTTAGAAGTTATTAAAATTGCAAAAGAAAGGGGTATGACCGTGTTATGGTTATTGAAGATGATTGTGTCTTTATGCCATATGCGAAATCATTGTTGGAAGATATTGAAAAACAAATTGAAGGGATTGAATTTGGTGTTTTTAATATAACCCCAACATTAAATAGAAAAGTTAATGTTAGCAACAAATATGATTTATTGTTAGATATTACAAATATTCCTCCAAAAGAAGAACACCATACAGAAACATTTGCAACAAATATTTTGATTTATGATAAATCTGTATATGATGAGATGTTTAATATTTCTTTAACAGCATTTACAGAATCAGGAGATTATTATTTTCCAATTGATGGTTATTTGGTTAAATTTATTTATCCTAATTTTCAAAGTTATTGTCCTGTATTACCAATTGCTCCACAAAGAAATTCATATTCTGATGTGTCTCATGGTATGTATAATAACTTTTATACACAAACATATAATTGGAACTTATACTCCCCTAAGCAACTTCCTAACGAATTTAAGAGTGAAGAAGGGAATGAAAAAATAAAACAAGAAAAAATACACGTTCAATATTATGTCAGTTAAATTTATAACATCAATATATAGTGATTTACACGGAACAGAATTAGGTGGAAGAACAGGTAGAAATGGTCACTATAGGTATAGCTTACTATCGTTGTTAAAGATGACAGACGCAGATTTCATTTGTTATACATCAGATAGAGAAATAGATTCTTTAAAAGAATTTTTCTATACCGATAATAAAATTTCAGAAGAAAAATTAAAGTTTCAAGTCTTTGATATTAATGATACAAAATTAAAAGATTTAATTAAAAAAAGAAAAAATGTAGACCAAATTAAACAAGGAGATAGATGTGTTGAAATTCAATACTCAAAATTCCATTGGTGGTGGAATGAAGATAAATCATATGATTACTACTATTGGATTGATGCCGGATTGTCTCATTGTGGTTTAATTCCACCAAAATATTTACTTGGAGAACATCCTCAAGCAAGATATTATGAAAGCAGTTTATTTAGTAATGGATTTTTAAAGAATTTAATTGAAGATACAGGAGACAAATTTTTAATATTAGGTAAAGAAAATGATAGAAATTATTGGTCTGGAACTGTAGACCCAAAATGGTATAAAGAATATGACAGGAGTATTCATATTATTGGAGGAATGTTTGGAGGTCATAGAGACAGGTGGGATAATATAGTTAATATGTTTGAAGATTATACTAAAAAAATATTAACTGAAGATGAAGGGTTACCTCATGAAGAACAAATAATGAGTATGATGTATGTGAATGATAGAGAATTATTTGAAAGAAAACATTTTGATATATGGTGGTATAAAGGTAATTCTCCATCTGGTGTATCGGATGAAATGTTTCAACAAAATAAAAGTTTTTATAAAATATTAGAAGAATTTAACAGAATTTATGAGTAATATAACATTAGTAACAGGTATTTGGGATATCGGAAGAGGAGAATTATCTGAAGGATGGTCAAGACCATACCAACATTATTTAGATAAATTTGAGAAACTTTTAGAAGTTGATAATAATCTTATTATTTTCGGAGATGAAGAGTTAAAAGAATTTGTTTTTAAAAAAAGAAAACCTGAAAATACTCAATTTATATTAAGACCTTTAAGTTGGTTTAGAACTAACGAATTTTTTGATATGATTCAAAAGATAAGAACTAAAGAATCTTGGTATAATCAAGTTAGTTGGTTAAAAGAATCAACACAAGCAAGATTAGAAAATTATAATCCACTTGTAATGTCTAAAGTTTTTCTATTAAATGATGCCAAAATTATGGACCAATTTAATTCAGAATATCTATTTTGGATTGATGGTGGTTTAACCAATACAGTTCATCCAGGTTATTTTACTCATGATAAAGTATTAGATAAGTTATCAAAATATATTAATAAGTTTTCATTTATTTGTTTTCCATACGGAGCCGAGACAGAAATTCATGGATTTAATTATGAAAAAATAAATTCATACGCTGGCGCAAAAATAACTAAAGTTGCCAGAGGAGGATTTTTTGGAGGACCAAAAGATTCAATTTCAGATATTAATGGGATATATTATGGGTTATTAAAAACAACTTTGGAAGATGGATATATGGGTACTGAAGAATCTATTTTTTCAATTATGTGTTATAAACATTCTGATTTAATAAATAATTTTGAAATTGAAAGTAATGGATTGATTGGTAAATTTTTTGAAGATTTAAAGGATGATAAATTACAAACAAAATCTGAAACTTCAGTTAAACATCAATCTAATTTAGATATTAATAAAGTTGGGTTATATGTTATAACTTTTAATAGTCCAAATCAATTTCAAACATTGATTGATTCTATGAAACTTTATGATAATGATTACCTATTAAAGACTACTAAATTTTTATTAGATAATTCTAGTGATGAATCAACATTTGATGAATACGCAAGAATATGCAAAGAATATAATTTTGAGCATATTAAAAAAGATAATTTAGGTATTTGTGGTGGTAGACAATGGATTGCAGAACATTTTGATACTTTGGATTTAGATTGTTATTTATTTTTTGAAGATGATATGTTCTTTTATTCAAAAGATGGTGTATGTAGAAACGGATTTAATAGACATGTTCCAAACTTATATACAAAGTCTTTAGAGATTGTTAAGAAAGAAAATTTTGATTTTCTTAAACTAAATTATAGTGAATTTTACGGGGATAATGGGACTCAATGGGCTTGGTATAATGTACCACAACACGTTAGGGATGAGTTTTGGCCTGGTAAACCAAGACTTCCACAAATGGGATTAGACCCAAATGCTCCAAAAAGTAAATTTGAATCTGTTGTATCACATAAAGGATTACCGTATGCCACAGGTGAAGTTTATTATTGTAATTGGCCTCAAATAGTTACAAAAGAAGGAAATAAAAAAATGTTTTTAGATACAACTTGGGCACATCCTTTTGAACAAACATGGATGAGTCATATGTATCAGTTAGTTAAAAAAGGAGAATTATATCCTGGTATATTACTTTTAACACCAACTGAACACGATAGATTCGATCATTATAACCGAGATCTTAGAAAAGAGTCATAACAATATATTTATTGTTATGGAATTTTATATCAAGAAAAACGCAACATTACCTGTTTTAAAAATGCAAGTTGTAAAAGACGGAAGATCGGGTTATATCCAATTAATGCAAGATTTGGAAGTATCAACTATTTTCTTTTCAATGGTAGATGTTTACAATGGTATTCCAAAAATTGTTTCAGCACCTTGTTATATTGTTCCACTTATTTTTGCTGAAGATGGATCTCCAACAGAATATTACATTTATTATCAGTTTAACTCAAGAGATACAAATACTATTGGAAGATATCAGGGACAATTTTTAATTAAAAATAATGATGGTAATTTAATTTTACCAATTAGAGAAGAATTATTTATTAATATTCAAAATAGTTTTATTTCGGAAACTGCTTGTTGTTAATTTGATTAATCAAGAATAATTTTTATATTTATAGATGAAGACAAATTTCACATATTGTGAAAGCAAATAAGTCAATCTAAAAAATATATTATGATATCTAATGAAGACATTGAATCTTTCCTACATGGAAATGACCCTGAAGAATTTATAGTCGCAATTGAATATGACTACGCATCAAATTCCATTTATAAAATTAAAGAAATTCCTGGTAAAGGAAAAGAAATCCGAAAGGACTCATTCATAGCATTCGCATGGGTTGGAGATTTGCGTGGCATAAACTTTTATGGAGATTCTAAAGAAGCCCAAAAGGTTGCCATGTCAAAATATGGTATTACCATAGATAAGTTAGAAACTCATGGTAATGAAAGATTACAAAAAGGTATGACCTTCATGGTTAGATCCTTAAATGGTTATAGAGAACTTATTCAATTTTTTAGAGATGGTGGATGTGATCCGTGGGGAGAAAAAACAAAAGATAAGGTAATTGTTCTACCTCCTGTAGAACAATATTTAATTTCAAAAGAAAAAAGATTATTCAAAGGGTTTGAAAATTATAATGAAGTTACCAGACTTGTTTATGATTTGGAGACTACTGCTCTTGATCCAAAAGACGGGCGTATCTTTATGATTGGAATTAAAACAAATAAAGGATATCATAGAGTGATTGAGTGTATGGATGAATCTGAAGAAAGAAATGCCATCATTGAATTCTTTAGAGTTATTGACGAACTTAAACCAAGTATTATTGGTGGTTATAATTCAGCAAACTTTGATTGGCATTGGATATTTGAAAGATGTAGAATCTTAAATCTTGACCCAAAAAAAATTTGTAGGTCATTACATCCACAACATTCATTTACAAGAAAGGATAGTATGTTAAAACTTGCGAATGAGGTTGAGAACTTTACTCAAACTTCAATTTGGGGTTATAATGTAATTGATATTATTCATGCAGTTCGTAGGGCTCAGGCAATTAACTCAAGTATTAAAGCTGCGGGTTTGAAATACATTACAAAATATATTAATGCTGAAGCTGCTGACCGAGTATACATTGACCATGAGAATATTGGTAAAATGTTTTTAAATAGAGATGAATATTGGTTAAATACTAATAATGGAAATTATAAGAAGGCTGTTGATTATCAAGATTTGGATGTAAAGTTTCCTGGAGTATATAAGAAGATTACTGGTGATAAGTTGGTTGAGATGTATCTTGATGACGATTTGGATGAAACATTAAAGGTTGACCAAGAATTTAATCAGGGGTCATTCTTATTGGCGGCAATGATTCCAACAACATATGAAAGGGTATCAACAATGGGTACTGCAACATTATGGAAAATGTTAATGTTAGCGTGGTCTCATAAACATGGGTTAGCAATCCCCGCCAAAGAATCAAAGACAGACTTCGTAGGAGGTCTTTCTAGACTACTTAAGGTTGGTTATAGTAAGAATGTCCTTAAGCTGGATTTCTCCTCTCTATACCCCTCTATTCAACTTGTACATGATGTTTTTCCAAGTTGTGATGTAACAGGAGCAATGAAAGGTATGTTAAAATATTTCCGTGATACTCGTATCACATATAAAGAACTTGCTGAAAAATATTATATTACCGACCCCGATAAATCAGCATCATACGGAAACAAACAATTACCCATTAAAATATTCATTAACTCAATGTTTGGAGCATTGTCTGCACCACAAGTTTATGCTTGGGGTGATATGTTTATGGGTGAACAGATTACCTGTACTGCAAGACAATACTTAAGACAGATGTTAAAATTCTTTATGAATAAAGGGTATGTTCCGTTGGTAATGGATACTGATGGTGTGAACTTTTCAACACCTGATGAAGCTAAAGACCGAGTTTATGTTGGTCGTGGATTGAATTGGAAAGTTAAAGAAGGTAAGGAGTATTATGGACCTGAAGCAGATGTTGCAGAATACAATGATGTATTCATGAGAGGTGAGATGGCACTTGACACAGATGGTGTTTGGCCATCATGTATAAATCTTGCCAGAAAAAATTATGCTGTTATGGATGCCAAAGGAAAGATAAAGTTGACTGGCAATAGTATTAAATCTAAAAAACTTCCATTGTATATTGAAGAATTTTTGGATAAGGGTGTTAAGTTATTATTAGAGGGTAATGGGAAAGCATTTGTTGAATATTATTATGAATATATTCAAAAGATATTTGATAAAGAAATTGCGTTAAGTAAGATTGCTCAGAGAGCAAAGGTTAAATTAAGTATTGATGATTATAAAGCAAGATTAAACACAAAGACTAAATCAGGAAATAGTATGAGCCGTATGGCACATATGGAGTTAGCAATACAAAATAAGTTAAATGTTAATTTAGGAGACGTTATATTTTATGTTAATAATGGAACAAAGGCATCTCAAGGTGATGTTGTAAAAGCCGCAGAAAAAAAGGTTAGTACGACACATCAAACAGAACTTTTATTTGAAACTATTCGTAAGTCTACTATTGTAGAACCATCAATTCAGATTAATTGTTACATGTTGGATAAAGATATTTTAGATAAAAATCCTAATTTAACAGGTGATTATAATGTCCCAAGAGCAATTGCAACATTTAATAAAAGAATGGAACCTTTAATGGTCGTATTTCAAGATGAAGTTAGAAATAGTTTACTTGTTACAGATCCAGAACAAAGAGGTATTTTTACTACAGCACAATGTGAATTAATTAATGGACATCCATTAGGTGATGGAGATCAAGATAGACTACAGGAAGATGTATTAGATATTACTGAATTAGAATTAAAATATTGGGAAAAACGAGGGTTAAGTCCTAATTACATGTATGATTTAGCAGAAGAAGGGTGGCAAGAAAAATTAGGATCCTTTAAGTCCGTCTGAACTTAATATGTACCAATTACCACCAACAAATCTAAATTCAACACAAGCAAATCTATCCATAACTAATTCATCATAATCTTCATCAATCTTACCAACATCTGGTTTGATTGTTAAATGAGTCATTGATTTAATTACAACATGGTCAGTACTTCTTGAGTCAAGAATAATTACAGAGAATGGAATTCCTCTAACAATTATACATGATTCTCCGTTTGTGCGGTAATCTAATTCGGATACCATTGAAATTTCTGAAGTATCAATTGCCATTCCATTAATAATTTTTCTTGAGGGTATTGTTTTTACTATTGCCATAAAATTAGATTACATATATTTGACGAGGCATTGCTCTGAACTTCATTTGCTTATTTAAATTTTCAGCAATAAGAGCTTCTCTTTCCATCACTTTTTCAGGTCTTAACCTTGTTAACCAACCTTCAGCGCCTGTAAGTTCTTCTATTAATTTAGATTTTTCATCTTTAGCTTCAGTTAAAAGACTTGTATAATCCATCGTTATTTCCGAATCAGGAGTTTTTAAGTTTCCACTATATTTTCCTCTTACCCTTGCTAAAGTTTCTTTTACATAGGCAGTAAACCATCTTCTAACCCATTGTTTACCAGGTACATTTAAATCTTCCCACGATAATTCATCAAGAGGAACATCTGTAGGTAGTAAAATAATGTCTTTATTTGCCTTTAAACATGCCGCCCTATCATCAGGACCAACATCATAATACCAATACCAAACAGCCTTTCCTACATAGTTACTATAACTGCTCCAACTAAATTTACCACCTGGAGTATTATATAAGAAGATATTTTTTTTACCATCAGGTAACCCTGTAATTCTATAAGTTAATGACCCTCCTAATATTCTATTAAGAATATTGGCTTCTTGCATTCTAATTAAGTAATCAAATCCTGACATCATGTAATAAGAACCTTGATTACCCATTTGAGCAAATCCTGGTTGGTCAGCACCAAGTCCTACACCAGCACCAAATCCAGAAACACCACCCAAACCAAATGCCGTCCAAGCTTGGTCACTAAACCATAACAATTCATTAACCTCTCTTCCTGCAGGAATTTCATAGTTTTGTGTGTTAGCACTTAAAGTAAAATAATCTTTTTTAAGTACCCAAGGCCCCATAGTTTGAAGACCTACAATTTTAGAGTATGAGTATGAGAATTGTTGTTCAAAATCCATTGTTCTTGTAACCAATGCTTTGGCAACAGATTTCTCGCTCATATTCAAATTAACAAGGTTAACCCATTGACTATCAATTAACCATTGTAGAATATATTCTTCGTAATCTTGAATAGATAGTTCCATTAAAGAATCCATCATTTCATCTTCAACCTCCACACTTCTAAGTGGGGCACCTAAGAGATGTTTGATTCTCGTATAAATTTTTGACCTTTCTGGTTCTGGTATAACTGCCATAATTATAACTATATTAACTATAAATATATTGACTATTCTATTTCGTATAATAGAGAAGTTATCTTAAATACATAAACATTCTCATTACTTATTGGATTATTTTTAAATATTAAAATTTTGTTTGTTTTAGTTTGAATAAAAATTAACCAATCCACATTATATGGTTTAACATTTCCAGTATCATATAATTTAACTTTATCGCCATCAAGTGATGTATTTGAATATGGTTTTACTTGAGCGGTATGGATTTTTCCATCCATTTCTATTTTCAAATCAATACCTTTAATGGCATCATTTTTTTGTCCATGTCCACCAACTTTAATCAACTTGGCATTTCCTTCAAAATAATCTTCAACTTTCTTTAATACATTATCTTCAGATTTTTGACCTCTATCCCATAGTTTCTTTAAAACTCTTATTATGTTAAGAAAATCTTCATTGTGTTTGGTGAAAATATCTTTTTTAAAATGGTCTAATGCTTTAACAAATCTTGTAATTTCAGACACAGTTCTTTTTTCTTTTTTAGAAAAATCAAACATTTTTTCTTCTTTTCCAATTTTTATAATTTCTTTGTTAACCGCTTTAACAAGAAGACAAAACGTATTAAAGTTTGTATTAAGATTATTTAATATTGACCTTCCTTCCTTTGATTCAACACCATAAAATCCTGACATTTCACTACTTGTTCCATCTACCCAAAATTGGTGGAATACTTCCTTTAATGCGTCGGTAACACCATCTTGATATATTTTTTTAATACGAGAATTATTTATTAATTCTTTATAAAATAAAACTTCTTTAGGTTCACAAAATTTTGCTTCAACAGACTCAGTTAATAATTTTTCTAATATAACCGATTCCATTAATTTTGTTTCTGTTTTCATGTCATACATTTTGGAAACAAAGTCCCAATTCACAACTTTCCAAAAGTTTGTGATATATTCATCTCTTTTATTATGATATTTCAAATAATAGGCGTGTTCCCAAACGTCTAACCCCAACAATGGAAATCCTCCACCTTCAATCACATTCATTAACGGATTGTCCTGATTAGGTGTAGACATAATCTTGAATGTGTTCTTGGCAGTTAATACCAACCAAACCCATCCAGAACCAAATCTATCTTTGGCAACTTTATCAAATTCTTTTTTGAATGCTGTAAATGTCCCGTATTGTTTTGTAAGTTTTTTGTAAAGTTCCCCACCTAATTTTTTTGGTGTTGGGGTTAAAAAATTCCAAAACAACGCATGATTAAAGGCCCCACCAGCATTATTTCTTATTGTCTTATCATAACGACTTATGTTTTTGATAATTTGTTCTAATTCTAAATCGCCATATTTCTTTTTAGACAATGCGTCATTTAATTTATCCACATAGCCAAAATAATGCTTTGTGTAATGCAATTTCATTGTTTCTGGATCAATAAACGTTTTGAGGGCGGAGTAAGAGTAAGGCAATTTTTCAATGCCAATCTTTTTCATTTCTGTGATTAACAACTTTTTTTCTTGTGTGATGTGATTCTCAAGTATTTGTGTTTCAAGTTGTGTTATTTTTTGTTCTATTTTTTTCATATTTTTGGACTATCCATTTCATATAAATAATCCAGTTTTTGTTTAACGACGCATTTCATTAATTCTCTTTAAGATTTCTTCAGCAACATCACCGCTGTCTTGATTGTCCCCCATCACCGTGGCAATCACTTGTTTTTTATTGTTTAATATGTCATAGATAATTCCTTCAATTGTATTTTCAAAGATGGGGTAATATACTAAGACGTTGTTTTTCTGCCCGTATCTATATGCTCGGTCTTCTGCTTGGGCGTGGTCTGAAGGTACAAATGATAGGTCATTCATTATAACAGCTTCTGCTGCGGTTAAGGTAATACCAACTCCTGCCGCCTTAATATTTCCAACAAATACTTTTATTTTTTCATTATCTTGGAACTCATCAACACTATGTTGTCTACTTGGTTTGGTCATAGACCCGTCAACTTTTACTGCAGATTTTCCAAAATGGTCACAAATTTTATTTAATGAATCTGTAAAATTACAGAAGATAATAACTTTCTTACCTTGTTCTATAATATTTTCTGCAAGTTCAATTGTCTGACTAATTTTTTCATCAGCAATAATTTGTCTTAT